TTGGTCTGGTGTGACCACAGAGCACGGATGGGGCCAACACCTACCGATTGCAGAAACTTGAGGCCGGGTGCTCTGTTGAGAAACCCAGCCTCTTTCCCACCTTCGGGGATGGCTTCGGGGAACAAGTTGACACAGCGATTGTCAGCAGCGTTGATGCTACGGGCTACATAAGATGCGCCAAGGAAGGGTGTCTTGATGATATACTCCAGTTTTCAACTGTTAAGGATACTCAAATGGAACTTTGGCAACCTGTGGTAAATTTTGAACCGCTGTATCACATCAGTAATTTGGGTAATGTTAAAAGCATTAGACCATTGGGTGAGTTTCAACGAACATTGAGTCCAGACCAGATTCTTGAAATTCATCAACTTAGCAAAACAGGCATTAGTGCTAGAAAAATAGCCCCGTTGTTTCATATTTCCCAGACCATTATAAGTAAAATTTTGAGAGGTGCTGCTTACAACGATGCAACTCATATACTTACTCCAGCACTTCGACGGGATGGATATTTGTTTGTCACGCTTGTGAAAAATGCTGAAAATTCTCATAAAACTATTCATTCTATGGTCGCGGCTAGTTTCATCGGAAATAGACCAATCGGTCGTTACGTAAACCACATAGACGGGAATAAGCAAAACAATGTTGCCAAAAATCTTGAATACATTAGTCAAAGGGGAAATATGCAACACGCCCTGTACGAGCTTGGGAAATCTAAAAAGTTGACTTTCGAACAAGCTAGGGATATTTGGTATGCTAAACAAACAGGTGAAAGACGCAAAGAGATAGCTGTGAAACACGGTGTATCCATTCACATGGTTACAGCCATCTGGATGGGGAAGTCGTGGTGGCACGCAAGATGAAATCATAGAGAATCCTGATATACCCAATGTGGACTATCGTCAATCCAGATGTCAGCTTGCACCATCGCAGACTTTGCTTTTCTACTGGTGTACACGACCTCAACGGGAACATTTTCAATCACCTCGTCAGGTCTACGCATTGTGACAATTTTTACAACATGACCACGAGTATGCGCGGATTGAATAAACTCATCCCACAACACAGGGTCAGCGGTGTATGTTTTGTCGTAATCAAGAGCGACTAGCATCAATAATTACCAGCGTAAACATTGAACCGTTGACGAGTAGCAACCAGTGCGTAGGGTATCGACATCACATCGTCTGGATTGTTGATGCGCTTCAGATTGCGCTTGCTGCTCATGGCAATCCGAGACACTTGCCGACTGGGTTCTACACCAAACTCAGCAGCGATTTCACAGGCCAGATTGTACTTAAACGCACGCAGATAACCCGGTGGGAAGGACAACTGAGTTGCCAGCGTAGCGGGTTGAGTGAGTTCAGTGACCGAGACAATGTGCCATTCCAGTTCCCGAGTGGGCTTGGGATAGACGGTCATTGTGGCGTTCGGGTACTCCATGTTCACCCAGCAGACTTGAGGGTAGGTGGACGTTACAGTTTTTACTGCAATGCCGTTGTACTGCTGCTGGTTGATGAACTTTATGCCAAACGACACGTTGGTGCTTGGGTCACGGTAGTACGTTGAATCGTCAAACAGGACTGGACGATTGCCGGGGAACGTACCTGTTGGGCCGATAGTCTGGGTCAGAACACCAGCAGGCCAGATGTAAGTTTGGTCTTGGGTTGCGAAGACGGAAAGACGCTCAGTATTCCACGAATCAATCATCTGATTCATGGCTGTCAGTGCGTCTTGTGAAGTTTCGGCAGATGGGACTTCTCCCTCAGCCAGCATACCGATGAGGCGTAAAGCGCCGTTGATCTGGTCGCCCGCTGTGCTTGCCATATTAAACTCCTTCGGTCACGACCTTGCGTGTGTATTTGCGCTTAACTTCCAATGCGTTTACAGGAGCCACCTCGACTGGTTCAGCAGTGGGCGTGCCGACAGTATACCGCACCCAACCAAGTTTCTCATCGTACAGTGCTTCAAGTTCCATTGTGGCAACTTTTGTACCGTGGACAGGGTGTTTTAAGTAAATGTTCATGTGATAGAAAGGGGGCCGAAGCCCCCTGTTCAATTAGGCCAAACGGTACGCTGTCCAAGCACCACCATTTGTCTTACGAGCACGCCATGTGGAAGACGTAACAGCGACAACGGCTGCAACACCGACCAATGTCCAGCCTGTACCAGCAGTAAGGGTGGCGGCATTAGTTGCACCAGTATTGATGATGGTGAACTCGAACGAGCTGTTGACCTTGGCGCTAGAAACCAGTTCCTCAAGCAGTGCCACAGTTGGCAGCGTGAGTGCGGCAGCAGCACCTGTGTAAGTGATGATGCCATTTGTGAGTTCAGCAGCAGTCAGGACAGCAGCAGCAGTCTTGGCAACTGGGACACCTTGGATAAACAACTCAACTTCGTCAAGATTACCGTCACCGACTTGATAACCACCAGAACCATTAGGGATAGCCATGATAAATTCCTTTTAAATGTGAAACGAAGAAAGGGGCCGAAGCCCCATTTCAATTAACCCCAGATACGAGCAGCCATTGCTGGACGGATCGCGCTGTAGCCATAGAGCACGTCGATACGGCAAGGCATACGGTCATTGTTGATGTCGTACTGACGCACGATACGCAACGAGATACCGTTATGCACTTGACGTGAAGCCATGTCAACACCTTGAGGCAGCAACAAGTCAGCAGTTGCGAAGGTGATCGCATCTTTGTGGTAAACCAAGTTCTGTGCGAATTGGCTAGAAGCAGCACCGAGGAAGGTCACTGTTTTGCCAGCAACTGGGAAGCTGTCGATGGTAGCCAGTGCGTGAGCAGCGGTGTACATGGCAGGCGACACAGTAACAGTCCAAGCACCGCCCACAGCAGTAGCGTCAGCCACAGCGGTGAATTGTTGCAAAGAACCAGTGGTTTCACGGGTCTGTGGGTTGACTGCGTAGCAATCAGCAACAGTGAACACGTCACCAGCTTTGATGGTTGTGGTCACAGAGGCTTGAGTCAAGCCAAGAGTAACGGAACCTTGTGAGCTGATAGTAGCGGTCACAGTGGTGGCAGCGGAAGCATCGCGTGAACCAGTGGTGTGCTGTTTGATCGACTGAGACATATTGATCTCGTCAAAGCCCAACACGCCAGTACCCATCATGCCGTTACGGAACTGCTTGCTGATAGTGTCTGTTGGATTGAACAGACCCTTCATACCTTCGACCAAGCCAGCGTTAGCAGCAGGGTTGACGGTAGCGTAACGTGGGGACATACCAGCAGCCGACTCGTTCAGTTTTTGTTGCGCTTGCAACAGAACCAAAGAGGTCGATGGTGTAGTACCGGGAGTACCGACAGATTGGTAAATGCTCTTGTAAGCATTTGCAACGTCAGCATCAATGCTGGAAGCCAACTGGCTGATACGAGGCTTGAGCACACGTTCTGCGAAGTCATCCAATTGCATGGTCAGTTCAGCAGAGCTGAAGTTGACACCGATGTGCTTTTGGTTAGACACCGAGAGAGTGGTGTACTGTTCGTTGTCATCTTGCACTTGCAAAGCAGCGCCATCAGTAACGAGAGCACGGTCAGGCAAACGGATACGCAGAGTGGAGCCGATTTTAGCGCCTTCAACAGCGAAACTGTCATCATACTGACGGTTCACGTTGCGAGTAAGCACAAGGTTGTTTTCCAAGATTTCCAGCGATTTGCGGGTAATCATGTCAATGGTTAGGATCGAATTGGACATAAATGTTCCTTAAGAAGTATAAAACTAGCGGTTACGTTGTGCTTCCCACTTCTTGGCCTGTCGTGCTCGGTCAGCAGCAATCCAGTCTGACGTACTCATGGTCTTCGTTGAACGAGGATCAGTTGTATCGAAAGCTGCACCGCTAGTGCCACGAGCAGTAACTGGCGCAATAGGCGCTGGAGCACTGGACGTTTTCTTTACGGGAGGATTGTCAGCTAATTTAGCTTCGATCTTCCCGATCTCTTTTGCCTGCGAGAAAGGTGACAGACGGGCAATACGATCTGCTTCTTTGGGGTTAGTGCCAAGGTAGTAAGCTACATCGGGGCCAACATCAGAGTTCTGAATCGTCTCAGCCATCACGTTGGTAATAGTGAGCTTGGGGTTATAAGCGACCTGTTCAAAGTCATCATACTTCCCACGGGCTTCCTCTTCACGCTCGTGATAACTCTCAAGAATGTCGCTTTGTTGCCGTTGCTGTTCACGCTGTTCGATTAACTTGACAGCCCGTGCTTCGGCGTAAGCCTCGACGGAATCAAACTGATCGACAGGTGGAATATCAACGGGTGCTGCTGGTGCAACCTGACGTTCTCGTTCCCATTTGCGTTGCTCTCGGGCAAGGCGTTTGCCTATGGCAGCATCAAGTTCCTCTTGCGAGAATGTCTTGGGCGCTACTTCTGGCGTTTCCGGCGTTGAAACTACAACTTCAGTTGAGGCCGTCTCATCCGATGCTGGCACGGGTAGTGACTCCGCTAATACTTCTTCTGACATTTTGAATCCTTCGATTCCCCAGTGAACCTCGCTGGTACGGTTTGTTTAATTATATGACTATTTATCTGCCAAAGCAGAAGTGGTTACTTCTCGCAGCAAGACCATTAAAACGGGCCACAGCAGGATAACGTAATTCCGATAAGGCATTGGTATGAACGAACCGAGAAAGCCACTGTTGACCTCCACGGCTGTTAATAAAGCGCCGATTATGGCAACCCAGTAAGTTTTGCTTTTTAGGCGTTGGAGGATGTTGTTCATGATTTATACGTCAATGCAAAAGAAATAACTTTAAGCATTGATCGCTCCCATTAAGAGAATGGGTTGTAAGGCACTGGATCGCCAACAAAGTAACCAACACGGATGTCTTGGATTCTTACAAGCGTGTTCGGGTCTACGTTAGCGCCGCGTCCGATCTGAAAGCGCACTGTGTTAAATCCGTAGCTTGCCGAGAACGGATTAAAGCAAAACACCAGTCTGCGATAGCCGTTTACATTCACAGTATTTGGAACGATTGCTTGACCGTATCGACCTTGGTTTGTACCGTTGATGATGTTGCTGTCTGTGTCGGCTGCGCCATTTACACGAGCAACGCACCAAAGTTCTGCGTCACCAAAAGCAAGGAACGAGATAAAAACAGACTTCATTTGAGGAACGTACTTCAGCAAGTCAAATGACTTTTGAATATACATTGCGCCTGCGTCACCTGTGAATTGAAGGTATGGGACAACACCAGAGCTTCCACCAACTTTGGTGCAGCCAGTGGTTGTTCCAACAGCAGTCCAACCAGTTGGAGGGAATGCGTCGATGTCGGTGTGCTCGACAACTTCAAGTGGGTCTAAGTTTCCGTATTGACCAAGGTTTGAAAGCACAAAAGCGGAGGCTGGGTAACAATTCTCAAAGCGAACGCCAGCCAAACCAATCACATCACACATTGTTCCCGTGTAGCGGCCTGCCGATTGATAAGTAAACCCTGAGTTGCTAAGTAGGATGTTATGAACATCGCCATTACCACTTTGCACAACACGAAGTAAAGTTGTAAGGATTCCACCAACGGGGTTTGCTGCGTAGGTCTGAACGTGCATATTGTTCATTGTTACGCCCTGAATTGGGTTGTCTTGTGTGGTGGATTCAATACGGATGCAGTTTTTAATCTCGGACGGGCTTGGCTCAAAAACAAAACTGTCCAAGTTCATTGCCCTAGTCCATTTGACGTTTGCCCCCCATATATGGAAACCAACAGCGTCAACAGGAAACCCTAGTCCGGGCGAAGCTACGTTTGGGTTGTCTGCAAACAAACCCAAGGTCATACCGTTGAAATCTGTGGAGCCTGTATTGATCGCCAGCACGCCAGTGTGCTGCGCGTAATACACGGTCGCCATGTCTATCTTGTTGGAACTTACATCATTGTCGGTGCAAGCTACATTCAAGACGCTGTTCGCTGCAATACGGTTGCCACGATTGTCCATAACAATCCCGTATGTTGAACCAATGCAATTAAATTGGTCGCTATAAAATTCAGATGAGTTTTCAAGCAAGAGGCCAACAAATGCTGTTTCAACTAAGCAGTTGCGAACTGTTACGTTTCGTGTTCCTGAAACCAAAATACCAATGTAGCCTAAGTTACCGACTACACGACGATCACGTTTAAAGATAATATTTGAAATTTGATTGTATTTTGTAGATGCGCCAATACTTCCACTTGTTTGCCAAAGAGTTCCAGTTCCAACAATCAATGCGGGTTTTGCACCGTTATAGCCTGTGTTAGAAGTAAACCCAACCATAATAGTTGCGCCGCCTTGACCAATTAAACAAACGTTGGATTTGTTTATAACCAAAGGTTGCGTTATGTTAAACACACCTTTTAGTACAACATTAGCACCATTTACAGCATCACCAATACCATCAGGGGCAACTTGCACCAGAGAACAAGCGTAATTAATTGCTGCTTGAATTGCATTTGTTGAATCAGTTAAACCCGTAGGATCAGCGCCGTAATCAAGTACATTGATTTCAGCACCATTAATCATCGAGTATGTTGCTTTAGTTAAACTCATTTTCTTCCTTAAACAGTAATGCAAAAATTAAACTGGTAAGTACCAGATGCAGGCATCAACGCAATTAAGGCATTACCTTGCAATGTTCCTGCTGCATAGAACAAAAGATCTGTTCCTGATATTCGAATTTTATAGTTACCTGAATCTGGTATCACATTGCCATAACCCAACTCAGGTGCTCCAATATTACTTGGATTAGGTGTAAAGGGAAATCCTCTTATACGGATAGTTCCAGCAGCTCCAACGACTTTTGAAGAATAAGTGGCAGTTCCGTAAATATGGACGACTCGGCCAATTCTTGTGTAGAAACCGGAACTTGTTGTTTTACCAGCCCATTCACCACCAGTGTCAGATGACCAATAAGGTGTAAATGTCCCCTCCTCATACCAGTTCAACAACTGCGATGTCATTCCTGCTGCTGGTGTGTTGGCGGTGAAATTGATGCCTTTGGCTGCTGTGCCTTGGGTCTGGTTATCGGTAAAAGTACCACCGGCTGTATTTACTGCACGACCCAAGGTTAGATTGGCAACAGAAACTTTTTTAGTCACACCACCCTGAACTACGGGTAATGTTTCAGTTCCAGCAAGTGGGGTTGTAGCCCCCGTTAAAGCTGATATTTTGGCGTTAGTCATGTTTAAACAAGGTAACTACCTGTTATCCAAATTGACGCCTGAGTATCCATTGGAATATCGGTAGCTGTGGAATTGGACGCCGCTTGACGAAGATAGACGGAAGATAATTGACCGTTTATGAACGCCATAGGTGTAGCGGTATAAACAAGTTCATTCCAAGTAATAGCTGCTGAAAATCTATTATTAAACTCAAGAGGAGATGGTACAAAAGGCAATCCTGTAATTCGCATACCTCCAGTTCCAGTGTGTGCTGTCCAAATAAGGCTAATGGCGTAATTAACTACGTTACCGATCTTTGTGTAAATTCCCAACTGCGTAGAATATGTACCAACTCCCGCAGTTGTCAGGCCAATCAAAACAGGCGTAAAAGTTCCTTCTTCATAGTCATCAAGCGTATTCACATCTGCTGATGGTACTTGCACGCTTGGAAATTTAACTTGTGGAGTATTTAATCTGTCAAATTCGGTATCCACACCACCAGAAATAAAACTATTGCGAAGCCCTGAAAATACTATATTTTGATTGGCAAATCCACCACTTGCAACACACTGGTATCCACCAAAATAAAATGACCCATTGGTGTTGCTTTCATTAAAATCACCACCAACAATTGTGTGATATTTTGCTTCTGCAACAGTATCGTATGGTTTTATTGTGTTGGAGATATAAAGACCATAGCCACCATTAACCTCTGTCAAACAATTAAGTAACGTTACCCAATTGCAATGTCCTAATCTAATTCCATCACTGATATTGGATTGGGCAAAAAATTGCGTGACTGTAATTAGGTTGGCATCTGGTGGTACATTTCTACTGTCATTTATAAATAATCCATAACGACCCGATCCATTTGCATAGCATTGGAAAATTTCGCAATTGTTTAAGTTAGTAGAATCCACATCAGTGGCAACACTAAAACCATCTCTACCAGCAGAACGAACGGCAAACCTCAACACCCTTGCAGAATTTCCCGCCAGCACAACACCATCGCCCGTGTTACCAATCTGGCAGACCAATTGCCCATTTTCTAAAGTTGCTCCTGAGCTAACTTGTATTGCATGAGTTGTCATGCTGGAAGATTTGATAAATGAGGCTGTTGGCAGTGTGGATGCAGTACCTCCAGTAACGTCAAAAATAAGACGTTTCGAGGGTGGGATAACAATGGTTGAAGTAATTAAATACCCGCCTTGAGGTACAGTAACATTTCTTGAAGCATTTAAAGCCGCATTAATAGCAGCAGTATCATCAGTAACCCCATCACCCACAGCACCAAAGTCCATCACACTCACAGACTCCCGCAACTTAGCTTGCACGGTGGTCGCTACGGCTCCTGTTCCACCGGGTGCGTAGGACACTGTACTGGCATCAACTGAGGCAGCATTCAAGTTAACAAACTTGACCAGTGCGCCAAGATGAAGACCTGACATAAACGTAACAGACGTTGATGTTGATTCCACATAAGCATTGTCAATTACTTGATTAACACCGTCTACATAAACAGCGAGTGTGTTTGTACCGGGGTTGTAGTACATGGACGATAGGACAAACAAAGTCTGACCAGCCGTAGCCGTTTGCACTTCGGTTGCCGCATACGCCAGTGAGCCACTGGAGTAGCCGTAGATGTTGTCCCATGTACCAAGCAGCACATCTGTCGAGGTCTTGAGGATGAACTTGTATCCAATGTTGGAAGTCAGCCATACTTCACCGGAAACCCGACCTGCTGCGTTCAGGATAATAGGGTTACTGTTTGCTGTCGTACCCGCAATACTTGTGTAAGTTACTTGGGGTGTCGTAGTCCCCGCATCATAGGTGTACAGTTTGCCGCCAGCTAATGGAACTCCATTATTGTCAAAGAACTGTGCGCCTGCACCACCGATGGGAGAGAGGGCTACTGACATATTTATTGCTCCAGATTAGTCGTAAACAACCGTAAATTCAGCAGATGTACCGCCAAGTACGATGTACAGACCCTTATTGAAAAAGATTCCTGCTGGGAAACTCAGGTACTGAGAGCCAGCCGCTACGGTGATTGTATTGGAAATCTTCGGATCGCTGGTACTTCCAGCGCTTGTATCGTAAACAGTCAGAGTGCCGCTAGAACTAGCTGACACAAAGATTCCGAACAGTTTGCCAGCGCCCACCTTGACTTGGGTGGTAGCTGCGAGTTGCATATAGTTTGCCATGATTAATCCGTAAAGTTCTTGATGAGCACGCCTTCAAAGATAGTGCCGATACCTAAACCCGCACCACTCGATTTGAATTGAAACTGCACATCCGTCTTTTCAGTAAAGGTCAGTGGGAAATTAGAAGCAAACTCAAACGTGTTCAGGAATGGAGCTTGTGAAACAATGTACTTTGTACCAGCAGGGGAAAGCGTTTGAGCGCGGAACGTAGCATAGACACCCGATGTAACAGAGGTGGATGACCATGCACCAACGTGATTCCCGTACAGCGTGTAGCCAGCAGGCACAGTGTAAATGGACATATTGCTCTGACCTGTGTCCACAGCGATCTGACCGTAAGTGACGCCACCGTTCTTGGCAGTAATCACACCAACTGGGTTAACGCTATCTGGCAGCACATCGAGTTGATTTACACGGAAAAACAAAGCAGTTGTCACTACCGGGGTTGTACCCGTCAACGTCACAGTTTCGCTGATTCGGTGGTAGTTGGCATCCAAACCAAGCACAATAATCTGCACAGCAGTGTCGGACGCAGAGGTGCTGACGATGCTCATGGCAACAGCAGAGGCTGGGTAAGTGTAGGCAGCAGTGTTCTCCCATGCAGGGATAAACGCTGCATTGGTGATGCTGGCACTGTAACCAAACAGGAACACGGACTGGTGTCCGGGAATTTGACCCCGACCAACTTGAAGGTCAAACTGTTCGGTTTTACCGTACTGTGTCTGGGAAACGTATTTGGTGCTCATGATAGAAACCTTAACTTGTAGAGGGTCGATAAATAAAGTTCAACAATGCCGTCAATCAGATTCTGCAACGGCGTGTCCGTTTTATCAACCATCTCGTAGCGGCATTTCTCAATTTCCTCAAGTTGACCCTGAAGAAACTCGGTGACATTGGTGGTCTTTTTAGCAGAGACAAGGGAGATAGGCCCGATTAGACCATGCCGCCCTTGGTAGGCTTCAGCAAACCCATCGGCTAGGTCAATGATGTCATCGTAAAAATGACGCAGGGCTTTGTGCTTTGAGTAAGACCGAGTATTCAAGTGCACGGAATGGGTTACATCCCGTGCCAAAAACAACATTCCGATGAAGTCAGCGCATTTCATTGAGGCATCTCCTGCATTGGTTGTTGCATCTGTTCTGGCATCTGTTCTGGCATTTCACCCATGTTCTCTTCGGGTGACTCACGCATCTCAGGCATACCACTCATCATGTTGTTGGACTCCATAGCCGCTGCAACCACACCCATCGCAATATCCTGAATCTGCTCTTCGCTCATGCCAGCCTGTACTGCTGAGATACGCTTGGTCTCAGCATCAAACATCTTGATCTGGTTGGCCTGCTCCTTGATCTCCATGTCACGCACTTCCATCGACTTGCTGACATTCTGGAGCATCTGGTGCATCTGTTCCATCTCTTTACCCATCGCTTCCATCTGCTGATTGGCAGCTTGGAGGGCTGGATCGTCTTGGTCTGACAGCAGTTTAGGATCAATGGTCTTGGCAAAGCGTGCCGACATCTCTTGTGCACCGGGCCAGTCCATGTTCTTGATGAACAGGTCGCCAGCAACAGCCCAGAGTTCGGGATTACCCTGAAGCAACTGACTCATGGCTTCCAAAGATTCTTGGCGCTTGGTCATGTAACCGGGGCCAGTGGTGACGCACACATCGTACTTGCCAACACCGAGGTTATAGATTTTCTCAATCACGATACCGTCTTGATTGATGATCTTGTTGACTGGTTCAGCTTGGACAGGGTTTGTCTTGACCATTGTGGATGTACCGTCTTCACCAATGATTCGGGCAACACGCTCGGTGTCGTAAATCTTTGGGATCATGTCCACGCACTGACGAGTGATATAACGAACAGCACGGGCCAAGTTGTCAACGAAGTGGTAAGTGCCTGTGTCGCCCTGCTTCTCACGGGCCAAGATTGCTTTACCCGAACGCTCGTTGCTAGTGGCTCCAAGGCTTGAGTCATACTGACCCGTGGTGCTCTTGATGTCATCAGAGGCTCCAGCCTTAGCCTGAAGCAGTCCAGACGAGGCCATAGGGGGCTGGGCACGCTGTGGCAAGGGCAATGTAGCACCAGCACCGTCTGTGACGTCTGGGTTGACCTCAAGGTAGGGCCAGTTGGTCGTATTCGCTGTCTTCCACTGGTTCTCGTAGCCTTCAAACTGACCACCGTAGCCAATGAAGGGGGCTTTAGGGGCCAAAGCAAGCATCTCAGCTTCTTGGCTCACCCAGTAGTTGTACATCCGTTGAGCGTCTTTGGCGTTACGAACCAAGCCAGAAACGAACAGTTTACCGTCCACCTCGAACTCGTTTCCTACCACACGCACCACAGGAATCCACTTTCCAGCCCAATCCTGCTCTTCCAGCATCTCGTAGCCATTGGTTTTGCACCATTTGACCTTCTTGATGTCCACATCGCGGGTACGCTTCGGTTTGCCGTAAATCTGCTTGAGATTCTTGTCTTCGGGTGAGCCATCCACAGCAGTAATGTTGCCTGTGTACAGATTCAGCTTCTCTTTACTGTGCTCGTAGTAGAAATACTCAGCGATACGCACAGTATCCTCGCTCACCCACTGTGCCAGCGACTGGTCGCCAACGCCAAGGGAGTTCAGTGACGAAATAGGCACTGCATCGGGGAACATACGGGAATAATCAGCCTTCAGCACGTCTTCGGTGATGAAACACCATGCAGCATCAGAGCCGCAGGGATCTTGGATCATCGGATCCATGTAAACGCTGAAGGAATTGCGAATCCGACCAATCTTGATGTCCTGATCGAATGAATCGTCAGTGCAATACTCGGTCAAAAGACGAATATAGCCTTCACCATAGGCGACTTGGTTCTCACAGGCCGTATCATAGGCAACATCAGCATCGGAGATGTACTCAATATGACGAACCATGCCATCAAAGATTTCAGCAACGGCTACATCGGCCTTGTCATCGGCAGGGATTACCTTGCCGCTGGGACGGTTCTGACGCTGGTCGTTGGTAACTTGACGGACGTGTTGAGGCAGCTTGTTGATAGTGAGGCAAGGGCGTGCATTGATGGTCTGACCCTGAACAGCGCCACGGGTAGCCAAGACATCAGCAGGCCACTGCCAATGGTTATCAGGAGAGCCTGCAAAGAATCGCAAGTCATCCAACTCATCTTCACGAGACTCGGACAGCGCGGAGATCGCCATCGTCAAACGTGACCGCATGGTGGTCAGAATGTCTGCTTTATCACCAGACTTGACGCTACCAGCAGCGACCTTCGCCACATCGTACATTGAAGAGTTATTCATTGAAGATTCCAATTACGTCTTTTTCACGCATCATCAGGTAGTCATTACCCTCGTGAGTAACCTTCTGACCCGAGTGTTCACCGAACAGCACATTGTCACCTACTGTAACATCAGTGGCCTTTTTGCCAGCAGCAACGATGATGCCAGAGTACATTTTGCTCTCAGGCAGTAGGATAAGTCCCTGTTTGGCAACATTTTGCTTAATCAGGATGCAATCGCTCAGTGGAACAAGATTCATTTTGTCTTCGGTGTTGGTTTCGTGAGTGGCATTATGACCCCATCCATGAAGTGGTTGCGCCGCCAGATTGTGCATTTACCCGGCGTGTAGTTGCCTGATTGTAATCCCGATGGGCCACCGGGAACGCAAATGTTACGCAAAGAGCGTCGGCCGCATCCGGCGAGGCTAGTCCACGGGCCTTCATCTCCTTCTTACTCTCCAGCAAAATCGACCCGCTGGAGTTCGTTTTCCGCATGGGGCCAGTCAAGTCTGCCTTCAGTTGTCGGTCAGTCGGGATGCTGGCAGTCTTGAGCCAGTCCTTCATTGCACCCCACATCTCAGCCCGTTTGTTCTGGTACATCACAGGACTCTTGGCTTTCCACCCGAAGTTCACCCCACGCACCTTGTAACGCTGTTCGGTCAACCTGTCCAGAATCCCGTAGCCCAGCCCACCCTCGTCAATCACGGTCAGCGTAGGCTTATATTCCTCAATCGCCTCAATGACGTGGCCCACCACGCTCATGGTGTCCTCACCCTTGTACCGTTTGATCGCAATGATGTCACGACCCTGACGCACCAGTATCACCGTGCTATCCATGCCCCCACGGGCCGGGTCAACGCCAATAACGATAGGGGCAGTCAAGTCTTTGTACTTCGCCCGTTTAAACGCATCCTCGACAGTCACCGGGGAGATGAACTGATCCTCACCCGAAGCTGGGAACTCGCCGTACACCTCGACTCGGGCCTGTATGGAGTCTTCCCCGTACTCAGCAATGATCTGGTCATAGATCGACTTGTCCGTGCCTTCTACGGTACGCGCATCAATGATGCTCCCGTTCCAAAACTCCCGCTTCCCGTTAAACGTCTCGAAGAAGTACCCGTTGTTTCGCCGGGGATTGCTAAAGGCAAACCAGTACCTGTCCAGAATCTTCTCGGTAAAGAATCCAGCAGCAACCGACCAAATCCCATCAGGGATACCCGATGCTTCATCGAAGATCACCATGATCCCATCCATATTATGAACACCTGCATAACTGTCCGGGTTCTCTTCACTCCACAGCTTCCCCTCTGCACCCCAATACCGAGTACCCTTCTTGAGGTCACGCTCCACCAAGTCGGTTATCCACGCAGCGGGGATCAGCTTGGTAGCCGATACCTCCCACCAGTGAGCGTTGATACTCATCGTGGCCCACTTGGTCAACTCACCCCAAGTAACCGTGCGTAACTGGTTCTCACTGTTAGCCGAGACGATGACACTACTACCAATACGAGTGGACAGCATCCACAAGATCAGCCAGCTAACCAGTGCGCTCTTCCCGATCCCCCGACCACTAGATACAGCAGCCCTCAACGCCTCCATGTCCAGTTGACCGCGATTAGCCTTGATATGTGCACTCACCGAACGGAGTATCTTCCGCTGCCATGCCCGTGGGCCTTTGAACTTCTCAAGTGGTGTATTAACAACACCCCACGGAAAACAGAACAGAACGAAGCTCTCAGGGTCATCGGCAAGCTGTGTGCTCCACAACTGACTCATCAAACTCTGTTCATCGCTTGGGGAATATATAGGCTTCTGCATTAGTCATCTCCCCCGATCAGTGGTACATCTGTTACATCGTCTATCAGGTCAATCGTGCGACTCTGAGCCGCAGCCAGCGCACCAAGAATACTGATCTGTCCACCAATGTCTATGGTCTTGGTATCGCCGTAAGTCTTACGATTGTCCGATGCAATGATCCACTTCCGAGTGTCGATCTTGAGCCGTGACCGCTGAACGTCCTCCATCGAGTCGTCAGCATCGGCAATGTCGATCAAGTCACTCACCCACAGTTCACTACGCATCTCCTTGGCGCTGACGTACCTACTATATAGATCACCCGTCTTCTTCATCCACTGGATAAACATCCCAGCTTCGAATTGCCGAAAGTCCTCTTCCAGAGCCTTCTTTAATGAGTAGCCCGAGGCCACCTTATCGAGAATACCCTCGAAGGCATTGGCGAACTTCATGTAGATGAGTTCCCGATTGCTCTTGGCATTGGCAACGGACAGCGGGGTAGAGGGTAAAGGCAGATCGCCAGCACTGAGCCAGTCAGGTAGTTCGAGTGGTGTATCAATCTCGCCTATGGTTTGATTATTCATAGTGTCTTGATTATGCACGAGGGGTGGGTAAGTGTGTCAAATGTGCAGTGTGTCAACTTGGGTGGATGTGACTCGGAACCCATTGGGTTATGAATGATGATAAATTTGAAAAATAAAAAAATTGTGTCTCAGGCCACCGTAACCGTAGCCACATGACGCAAGGCCCGGCCTCCCCGGGGTGGGTGGGGGTCGGCCATTTTTTCATGAGTCATATCAACCCAATGGGCCTAAATAACGCACAAGATACAAGGTAACATGACTAACCCAGTGTCCTAACCCAACGGGTACAGTCAACCCAATGGGCATGGTTAACGCACAAGATACAAGGTAACATTGTTAAATGATAGTTTTGTTACCCTTGTATCTTGTACGAGTGTGACACCCTCCCTCCGCAGGGGGATATATATTTAGACTATGTTTTCAATTTGTACTTATTTTTCACTTTCCCTAAATGTATATACCCTTTATAAAGTCACAATGGCACAATCTAACAAGAAACGTGGTAACATGAAAACATCACACTAAAGGATAAACATGAATCATGATGAACTTGTAGAACTTGCACTAACCCTGCCCAAATTTGAGCAACTGGACTTTGACACTATCAACTCGTTGAGTAGCACCGTTTTACGCTCGCTTATGAAACCCGCGAAGATTGAGCGAATGAAACCTGAGCTAATCAATAGTTCATTCGTTGAAATTGACGGTAAATTAAAACGCCGTGAACTTTGGACAATGTACAAGTCCAACAATGAACCCTTTGAATTTGAACGCTTCACCCCTTGCGCCAATCAGGTTAAATGGAACGGGCGAATTGTTAGCGCGTCAATTGTTCTGCACTGGGTTAGAACGGGCGAACTAGTTAAACGTGCACCACGGGCTAATTCCAAACCTTTTCGTGCCGTGGTGCGTGTGGGCGCTACTGTTAAACACTTGGGCTACTTTGCAACCGAAGCTGAACGAGACGGCGCGGTGTTCATGCACAAGTTGCAGAATAGTCATAATCAATCAACCCAACGGGTTCAATAGAAACTTATATCGTTTAAACCGTAAAACATCAACCCAATGGGTTACAATGAACTCATGGCAAAGTCGCCATGTAACGTAAGGTAAACAAAATGATCCGCTCTCTCGCTCTCCCCCTCATCTTTACGGTCATCACATTAGCCGCCAGTCTCTGCCTGATGCTTGCTTATTTTGACTGCTTGGTGAAATAACATGAATACAATTTTTGCATCCCTCCCAATTGGCACGCGCTTTGTTTGTAACGGTAACGAATGCGTGAAGCAGTCCCCTCGCACCGCGCTACTGGTCAACGTTGACCGCGTTTTTTACTTTGCACGCACCGACCGGGTGCGGATCATGGGAACTAAATGATTATGAACAACGCACAATTCGACACTATGCACAATGACCTACACGCCAACGCTCAAAAGGCCCGTTCAATGGCTGTCTCACTTGAGGGCGTGCACGAACTAGGCTCGAAGGTTTGGCATTCGTTAGCTGACCGCCTATTCGAAGCCTTGGATCAAGCGGATCACATGGGTAAGGTAGTCACCCCAACCAAAGCCTAAAATTTCCACTGTAGCCCTTTGCTGAGGGGCTACGGGGTCAATTTTGGCTCACTGTAACGTTAGGACAATTTATGCGTATCACTCAAAAGTTTCTCGAAGCTCAAATCAAAAACCTTAATACCCTAGTTGGCTTGGATGGCGTGCCGATTTATCGTGTTGACGATACGGGCAAAGTTATCGGGGGAAACCCCGGCGTGTATTGCCTATCATGCGCATATGGGGGCTATGCACTGCACCGCATGAGCGCGTCGGGCGGTACTGGCGTGAACAATATATTCGGCGGTCACGGCCCAGCGCGTGAACTGTCCGACAAGATAAGCGCACTCATGTACGGTATCGAGCTTTCCAAATGATCCAAGCCCAACTACTCGCATCACTTCGCGCCGTGCGTGATGAACATGACCTATTGGCCTGCCTGAGTGCACTGTCCAATTGGTTCCCTCAGAATGAAAAGATAGGTGATGCTTTACTCGATTGCATCCTGATACTTGACGACCATTTGAACAATTAAGGGGATAACTATGATCCGCGAAATAGACATCAGACATGAAGCCGGAAAATACTGGGTGTTATCAACCCGTGACGCTTACACGGTATTTAAAACCGGGTTAACACATAGCGTTTCGGATAGTGCCTACGCTCACACGCCTGATGGGTTATCTATTGCCATAGCCCGGTGTAACTACTTAGCCAAGAAAGAAACGGAATGAGCATCAAAAATGATCCATATATAACCGCCCATAACGAAGCAATCGCCATGCTTAGGCGCGGCGAGATAGTGGCTTATCACTGCGAATATATAAGCGGTGAAGGTCGCACCATATCCATAGAAACGGATCAAGGATATAACCCTGAGCTGTTTTACTCTGACATTTCACAATTAGGAGAATAAGTAATGACTGATATTGAATTTGAAGCAATCGCGTATGCAGTAGGCGATACACGACTGGCGGGTTTATTCGCTCGCATCGTTGACCTGCAAAGTGAAAATGATGCGTTGATATGCGAAATAGACGATTTGAAGGAGCAAATTAAGCGATTGGAACGGGAAACACTTTGTTAGCCCTATTTGTGGCCCTTATAGCGGCCCTTGCAGCCCTTGTTTTCAACCTTTAACCCGGATATACCATGACAACCTCAGAACCCCTTAAAACCCCTTTAAATCGGATCAAGGAAATGCGTACCCGATTGGCCCTGAGTGTAGCTGATTGTGCCGATATGCTCAACGTATCAACCCATGCACTCATCAAATGGGAGAACGGATCGCGTGCTGTTTCCCCTGCAACTATTCGATTGATTGATATCCTCGAAATGCTTGAAGTGATGGCGCCCGATATGCACGCCCAATTCATGCCTGCGAAGGATACAAAATGAGCACAATTACCGTAGTTGGCCCATTGGACAATCAGGATGATGCTATTCAAACATCTGTTTCTCTTGGTGTTGAGAATCATAGTGTTTACTCACGCTCTGTAAAAGATGCCGATGGATATGATACAAACAAACGATTGTGGTTTGTTGAACGTGATACTTCAGTTATTGGATCAACCACATTTGGTTATGACACCAAGCAATTGATGGCGCGGCAATATAAGTAGCCCCATGCAGACGTTAGAAAGCCCCTTGCGGGGCTTTTTTTATGCTTGATAACCCTTCACCTTGGGTTTCTCCTTCGTGCTCAGTTTGTATATCTCCTCAAGCCTGCGTTGTTTTGCGTTGATAACTTCGGTTCGGTAGTCGCTAAACTGAGTCCTCAAAGCCGGGTTAATGGCCCATGTTGCAATGTGCTGATGTTCCTTTGATCCATCATCAAGCCTCAACACCCAGCGGCTTTTCTCCAGTGCGTAAAGGGCGTTGACAACCATTTGATCCGCTTGGAATCCGTTTGTCTTGCCCAGTTGACGCCTGCCTGAACGCTTAATCTCGGATAGTGTCAGGGTTTCCTTATCGGCATGGTGGATGATGTATTCCTGCACCCAAGTGTCGAAATTGGACATACCGCCTAAATCAGATAGTGCATAACGGAATGCAGGGATTAGGTATTCCTTGGCAATGCGTATGCACCGGGCTACAAGGTCAGCAGAGAGCGACATCGTGAAGGGTGACTCCATAAGGTGGAAAACCAACATAAGCCGCCCTGCGAGGCCTTCTATCTTACCGAATGCGGTCATGAAGGTATCGTCAGACTGTAAGAGCTGCTCGTCCTGACGTTGTTTGTCATACCAAAGTTGAAACTCTTGGAACAGTGCCTTGCCTTCAGGGGATAACGTGTAAGCCGTGATGGGCAGGGAATAGATGATCCGTAGGGTTTGTTCCCATGCTGACTCGTTCAAGAGAAAGTCGGGGATTTCAACAGATGGGCGGGTCAGATTTGTATTAAGCACGCATGGAATGAAGCGTTGGATCAGTCCATCTCCTGCCATATTTGCTAAATTCTCTTTAAAGACTTGGGGTTGAATGTTCCCGTAAATGGACACGGCAAGGTTGTCAGCAGTGATTGACCCAGCAGCCACTCGATCCATTTCATAGTGACTGGACTCATAAGCACGCACCCATGCGCTACGGTCTTCACCACTGGCCCGGTCAGTCAGTTTGTTTACCCATGAGTTCATTTCGTCAAGGTAACAAAGCAGGCCACGGGGACGGTCAGCAGCTAATCGAATCAGCTTCTGACTGGTGACATCCTCAACAGTGATACGTAGGTTGACGGGCTGGGGCGGCAGTTCGTTGACAATGGGGGCTTGGTCAGCACCCAGCATACTGTCAGCACCACCTGAAAACTCTAGAAACGCTTTCATGCTATTGGTGTGCATGGCCTCAAGACCCTGCCAGTCCAGCAGTTCCTTTTTAAACCGTGGACGATCTTCGATCTCGATTGACCTAATGGGGGCCAGCATGGGGCTAGAGCCGGGGGACTTTTTGCCTGCGGGTGGCCCGATGGTCATCAACCAGAGCACGGGTGGCACTTTAAAACCCTTCACAAGTTCTAACCTCGATTGGGCATCAACGACACCACAGACAGCACCAAGGCCAGCGAACAAGGGGATAAGCGGATCACAGCCAACCGTTTCGCTCACTTCGGTGGCACGGCGCGACAGCACAGCAGGCCATAGTGACAAGTCCATGACCGGGGGCAGGGGCTTGAGGTCAACCAACAACTCAGTGGGCTTGTCGGGGCTTTCCAGTGCACTGAACAATGATGCGACATCGGGGGCAGGCTTGAACCAGCCATGCTGCTTGGCAATGTGGAAAAGCGACCCTAGACGAATAGCCGATGGCTTATTGGTCTTGAATGATTCCCACTGATGCAGCATATCGCGTGGGCCGGGGTACTTGGTAGCCGATTGCTTACTCCAGTCATTCCAGAGTTGCAGGCCATAGTCGTTCTGGTTTGCCTGAGTAGCTGCCCAGTGGATCGCCATGCCCACTTGCACCCACTCTTCACGGGAACAGTCAGCGGGGATATGCTCAACAGCCGATTTGATCTCATCCCATGATGTAGGGATGGCATCGCCTGATGGCATGGTGCGCTCTTTGTCAGTTTCGAGTAAGCCTTGCCAAAGGTCAAGCAGGGACTGGGGGATAGTGGGTAAGCGTGTCCAGTGGCCCTTGCCTGCCCAGCGGTAGGGCTGGTGGGTATCTGGGTGAATGCTGGGAGGCAGTACGTCTTGAACTGTCAGATTATTGACAGTGGCGCATCGGAGTTCATAGGCTGTCACGCCCTTGATAGTGATCTTTTTCGATGGGAGGATTAGGCCAAACGGGAGGGAGTACAGCAGCTTACCGTGACCAGCACGCCCACTGTCCACAATCACGGCATCGTTGGCGTTGTAGAGTGCCTGTAAATCGACACCCTGTGGTGTCAGTTCTTCGACAGTCATCTCCCACTCGTCAATGTCAAACGCCATCGTGCCTGAGTAAGCATGAGCCAGACCGATACCGTAGCCAGCAGGCAGGTCAGCCTGTGACTTGATAGCGTTCTCCTTGAGGTTCCATCCGGGTGTGCGTGGCCCTTTGGTTCCATTGGGGATAGGTACAAGTGACCACCCGTGGCGTATGTAGGCGTCAACTGATGCAGGGTGTTGTGTAACTTGTGGCATTGCACTCATATTTTCCCGTTCTGAATTTATTTTGTTGTCCATGTTGCACAGTGTATCCGATGTGTGCTATTATTTGGGCAACAAAACGGAATTAAATTATGGCAACTAAACCCCGCACCAAGTTTTTGACCGTCAGGATTAAACCTGCCGATCACAAGAAATTTCACGACAAGGCTACAAGATACGGTGGTGTATCAGAAGTCTTGCGCGAAATGATAGAAGCGTTCATGGATGACCGCCTCTCAGTAAAACCAAACCCTCGTAAAGAAAGTCTCTATGTTCAACAATGAAGTTATCCTCACAATTGCCCAAGCCATCCTCGCCAACACTAAAGTGATCCAATCACTCGTTGACCATCTTCCCGCTGAAGTGCGTGAAAAGGTTGCAAGTGTAGTCGTTCCCGTGGCTGCTGTGGCTGTCAAGGTGGAATCCCCAAAGCCTGCACCTATCCCAGTTGCCCCCGTGATGGTTACACCAGCCCCCGTGGTCATTGCAGCGCCTGCACCTGTTGCGGTATCCCCTTCTAGTGCACCAGTTATGCCAGCCCCACCTAGTTTTGCGGCTCCTGTGGTTGCTCCAGTTGTACCCGGTACTGCACCATTCAGTGACCCCAAGGGCTTGATTGACTTCGTGATGACCTCGTACAAGGCGCTTGGTGCTGTAAAGGGCGCTGGCATTCAGGGTGTGTTGGTATCCCTTGGTTATCAGAATATTAACGATGTGAACCCTGCCCACTACGGTGCTCTGTTCATCGGCATTGAAGCACTGAAAGCCTAAGATGACTGCCCATGCTACTCTTTCCCCGAGTAAGCGGGGGCAGTGGAAACGCTGCCCCGGTTCCATCCGGGAACAAGCCAAGTTCCCTGATGAGGGTTCTGGCCCTGCTGCTGTAGATGGTACTCACACCCACTCGTTGTTGGAGAAGTGCCTAAAGACTGGCTCCATTTACGCTTCGGTGCTGATTGGTCAGACCATGACAGATCACGAGGGGGCGTTCACTGTAGACGCTGCCCGTGCTGCCCGTGTACAGGTTGCACTGGACTACATCACTGGGCAAACTACAGCCTTGGTCAAAGAAGGTCACTTGAACCTGAAGGTGTTGACTGAGTGCCGTGTCGAGCCTGCCTACCTGTTAGGTCGTGATGATATGGGCGGCACAGTGGACGTGCAGATTATTGGTGGTGACTTGCTTGAACTGATCGACTACAAAGACGGTATGGGCATCGTAAGCGCCAAGGACAACGATCAGCTTGAGCAGTATGCAATGGGTGTGTTGGCTGGCTTTAAACTGCCTGTGAATGCCGCCTATCCCATCACGCGTATTCGGATGACCATCATCCAGCCTAAACTGGCAACAAGAAATCTTCCAACTATTTCATCACACGAGGTCAGCACTAAGGATATTCTTGGTAAGATAGGTCAAATGGTAAAGGAAGCAGCAGCTACCGATGCCATAGATGCCCCACTCGTACCGGGTGAAAGTCAATGTAAATTCTGCCGCGCTAAAGGTTCTTGTACCGCGCTGGCAGGTAATGTAATGAAGGAGATCGGTATCATGTTTCAACCAGTCGCACAACCTCAAGTGCTAGATGTCGCGCAACAGTCAGCCGACAAAGACCCCACCACAATGGACAATGCACAGCTTACCCAGATCATGGAAGCTGCCCCCCTGATGCGCCAGTTGCTTGAAGCTGTCGAGAAGGAAGCCCTTCGTCGTATGAAGGCTGGTCAGTCTGTACCGGGTCTGAAGCTGGTGAATGGTCGTGGTTCCCGTGCTTGGTCACTGACTGAGGATGAGATCGCACAGAAGCTAATCAAGATGGGTGTTCCCAAGGGCAATGTGTATGAGACTAAGCTGGTCAGTCCAGCCAAGGCCGAGAAGCTCACATGGTCTAAGACAGTCGGTGGCGAAGTCGTTACCAAGCAACTGTCAGAACGTCAATTGAAAACAATGGAAACTGAGTACGTCACCAAGTTGGCTGGCTCTTTGACCGTTGTTCCCGAATCAGACTCACGGGTTGCCGTGGTCTTGAATGCCGCACCGATGTTCAGTGCGGTAGAAGCGCCAGTAGTGGAAACACTGCCAGCATGGTTACTGTAAATTAACGAAAGTAAAAAATGTCAGATATTATCTTTTTGTCAAATGTCCGTTTGTCCTTCCCTCACATCGCTGAACCTCAACGTCAGGTCAACGAGGTCACTGGTAAGGAACGCATCAGTTACAACTGTGAACTGTTGATGCCAGCAGATCACCCCGGCTTCGCTCAGTTCATGCAGCGTTATGGTGCTATGGCCTTGGCTAAGTGGCTTGAGCACACCAGCACCGTGATGGGCATGATCCAAGCCGATCGCAAGTTGCGTTGCTTTGGTGTCGGTGAGGAAAAGGTTAACAAGAAAACATTTAAGCCTTACGATGGCTATGCTGGCAACGTGTATGTCACCACAGGTCGTGAAACACAGCCCCAGATCATTGAAGCCAATGGTCAAGCCATTGACCCGAACAACACTATGGCGTACCAGAACCTAACTCGCAAGATGTACGGTGGATGCCGTGTCAACGCTGCCGTGAAGCCTTGGCTCCAAGTGAACAAGCATGGTAACGGTATTCGTTGCGATTTGGTTGCTCTCCAGTTTGCTGGTGACGATACTGCATTCGGTGAAGGTGCTACCGATGCGTCGAGTATGTTTGGTTCTGTTGGTGCCCCTGCACAGGCCGCGCCTGCTCCTGTTGGCTTCGGTATGCCTGCTGCACCGTTTGGCGCACCTGCTGGCCTGCCATCGTTCTTGGGTGGCAACTCATGAGCTTCGCAAGTGTTGAACTGAAAATCATTCAGTGGGCTGTTGATCGCAAGATCATCCCCAACTCGACACCAGAGGCCCAGTTGCTCAAGATGATGAGTGAGTTGGGTGAACTGGCCGATGCCACCCTTAAGGATGATCGACTTGAGATTCTCGATGGTGTGGGCGATGTGATGGTGTGCCTGATCAACTATTGCGCCCTTCAACACACTGACATTCTGGCGTGCGTGGAGTTGGCGTATGACGAGATCAAAGACCGCAAGGGCACACTGTTACCTAACGGTGTATTTGTCAAAGGGTAAGTAAATCGGGGAGTGGCGAAAGCCTGAGACTGGTAACTGTGGTTAATGTTCAAGCACAGACTCCCCACCTGACTGGTAAAAGTAATGAGTAAGAAACATAAGTATCGGGTGTTTTTGTCACCAAGGCTTGAAATTTACGACACCGCTTACAAAATTGTTGATGGGTCTTCTACGGCATACGTTAATTTTCAACTAATTCCGAAGTTGGCAAGCGTTTTGTCAGATGATGATTTTGAAAAATTGATTCATGAAATCATGCGAGTTTTAGATATTGGTGCAATTGAATCCACCAATGTAAGAAAGATTCGATATGACGCAACCCTTCAAGCCAAAGCCGCAATTGACAAATTTAAATCACTTGACATGGTGCAATATTTACCCGGTAAAAGTAATGAGTAACGACTATGTATGGGATTTGGAAACATATCCCAACGTGTTCACGATGGCAGTGGAGCACGTTGACTACCCGATAACGTGGGCCTTTGAGATTAGCCCTTGGCGAAACGACAGCAAGGAAATCATCACATTCGTCCAGCACCTCAAAGATACAAACTCGCGCATGATTGGCTTTAATAGCCTTGGATTCGATTATCCGATCCTGCATATGCTGATGAAGATGGGTAACAGTGATGCCAATACCCTGTACCAAAAGGCTCAGGCTATTATTTTTGGTCAGGATGACGATGACCGATGGATGCATTCAGTGAAGCCCAGTGATCGCTATGTCGAACAGATTGACCTGTTCAAGATTCACCACTTCGACAACAAGGCACGGGCTACTGGCCTGAAGGTGCTTGAATTCAATATGCGAAGTGACAACATTGAAGACTTACCGTTCAAGGTGGGCACTGAGTTGACACAAGACCAACTGCCCAAGCTGAAGCAGTACAACGCACATGATGTGTCCCAGACCAAGAAGTTCTACTTTAAGACGCTGGACATGATTCGGTTCCGTGAAGAATTGACCGTCAAGTATGGTCGTGACTTTATGAACCACAACGACACCAAGATCGGCAAAGACTACTTCATTATGAAGTTAGAGGAAGCTGGTGTTTCGACTTATGAGTATGGCCCGATGGGGCGCACACCCAAGCAGAGCAAGCGTTCCAGCATCGCGCTTAGAGATGCCATCCTGCCGTGGATTGACTTCCAGCAGCCTGAGTTCACCCGTATCCTGAACTGGCTCAAAGGTCAGACCATTACCGAAACTAAGGGGATTTTCAATGAAGTCACGGCTATGGTTAACGGGTTTACTTTTGTGTTCGGACTTGGTGGCATTCACGGTTCTGTTGAGTCAGAGATCATGGATTCCAATAACGAATTTGTTATTGTTGATCTGGACGTTAGTTCTTATTATCCGAATCTTGCCATCGTTAATGGTTTTCACCCGGCTCACTTAGGCGAGACATTCTGCTCAATCTACAAAGACTTATACGAGCAGCGCAAGAGTTACCCCAAGGGTAGCGCAGAGAACGCCATGCTGAAGCTGGCGCTCAACGGTACATACGGCGACAGCAATAACAAGTTCAGCGTGTTCTACGACCCCCTGTTCACTATGTCAATAACTTTAAATGGTCAACTGCTTCTGTGCCTACTGGCCGAAGGACTGATGCACATCGACGGCTTAAAGCTGATACAGGTGAACACCGATGGTCTGACTGTCAGTGTTCCAAGGGCTAACAAGTGGCTGATCGACATTGCCCGAGTAGCTTGGCAGGATCGCACCGGGTTGCAGCTTGAGGAAGCCATTTACAAGACCATGATGATCCGGGATGTAAATAACTATATCGCTGTATACGAGGATGGGCGTATAAAACGCAAAGGCGCATACGAGCATGACCTTGAGTGGCATCAAAACGCTGGTGGCATGGTCATTGCCAAGGTTGCCGAGAAGGTACTGATTGACGGCGCACCCATTCGTGAGACTGTGGAGAACTGGCCCGACAAGATGGACTTTATGCTGCGTGCCAAGGTTCCCCGGTCTAGTCACCTTGCATGGGGTGAGACAAAGGTGCAGAACATTTGCAGGTACTACATTGCCAAGGAGGGTAAACCCTTGGTTAAGTGGATGCCACCCCTTGCCAAAAACCCACTCAAGTGGCGTCCGATTGGCGTTGAGTCTGGGTGGAATGTTCAGGTGTGTAATGATATTGCTCACTCAGTGCTACCGATTGATTACGACTATTACATCCAAGAGATTGAAAAACTTACACTGGGTCTAGCATGAGCGATCCACTTGAAAAGGACATAGAGGCCAAGGTCTGCTTGTATGCACGCGACAAGGGAATGCTGACATACAAGTTCACCAGTCCTGCCCGTGCCGCTGTACCTGACCGCCTGTTCATTGCACCCGATGGTCGTGTGTTCTTCTGCGAGTTCAAACGAGGGGGTAAGAAGCCCACACCAGCACAGGAGCGTGAGCATGGGAAATTGCGCCAGCAGAACGTGCTTGTCTTTGTCGTGGACAACGTGGCTGACGGTAAATTAATGATTGATGTAATGGGATGGTCAAAATGAAACTGCTTACTCCAAACTTACTGCACGACTACCAAAAGAAGGCCGTCAACCACCAATGTTCCAATCCTCACACAATGATGTGGATCAGTATGGGACTTGGGAAGACCGTCATTACATTAACCACAATTGCACATCTTGTGAAAATGCAATTTCTAAAAGGTGTGTTGATAGTTGCCCCCATTCGAGTGGTGAGACTTGTTTGGAGACAAGAGGCTGCGAAATGGGAACATACTAAACATCTAACATTTAGTGTTGTTACAGGAACCAAAGATCAGCGCACCCGTGCTTTACTTCGACCTGCGGATATTTACATAACCAACTTTGAAAACCTAAAATGGTTAGCGGAGACGATCCAGACCTACTTCATCAAGAAGGACAGACCCCTCCCCTTTAACGGCATCGTGTGGGATGAGATTAGCAAGATGAAAAACTCTGCGACTGACCGAGTGAAGGCCACCAAGAAGATTCTAGATCACTTTGTCTGGTCTACCGGGTTGACGGGTACACCAGCCAGCAACGGTTACAAAGACCTGCATGGGCAGTTTCTGGTGATCGACAAGGGTGAGCGACTAGGTGTGTCCAAGACTGCGTTCAGGACACGGTTCTACCGCAAGATTGGCCCGTATAAAGAGATTGCCTATGATGACACCGAGGACACGATCAAGAAGCTGATTGGTGACATCACGCTTGAGATGTCTGCTGAGGACTACAACCCGCTGCCTGATTTGATTGTCAACAATGTCGAGATTGAAATGCCTCTAGGTCTGCGTGCTCGGTATGACCTGATGGAAAAGGAGTTCTTTTTACGCTTGGACAGTGGCGCTGAGGTGGAGGTGTTTAACCAAGCCTCACTGACTAACAAGTGTCTCCAGTTCAGCAACGGCGCAATGTACCCGGTGGCAGGGATGCCCATGTGGGAACCGATCCATGACCTCAAGCTGGAGGCACTGGAGGAAATTATTGACGAGGCCAACGGTAGCCCTGTGCTGTGCTCGTATGCCTATCGGTCTGACGCTGAACGAATCATGACCAAGTTTAAACACTTGCGTCCGATTAACCTGACCGAGTGTAAGTCTGAGGCAAGTTTGGTCAACGCCATGCACCGATGGAAGACCAACGACTGCTTGTTGATGATTGGACACCCTGCCAGCATGGGTCACGGCATCGACGGGTTGCAAGCCAACGGACACATCGTAGTCTGGTATGGGCTTAACTGGAGCCTTGATCTGTATGAACAGATGAACGCACGAGTTCGTAGGCAGGGTCAAGGTGTGCCAGTGATCTGTCACAGGATCATGATGCAAGACACACTTGACCAAGCACAGGGGATTGCACTCGATACCAAAGCAGAAAGCCAAAGTAGTTTGAGAAATGCAATAAAAGAATACAGACAGTCAAGAAAGCTGTGATACACTGTTGTACACCGTAACCAAAAGGAAAATGTAATGTTTAATAAATTGATGGAAATGTTCCGCACACCCAGTGCCGAAGTGCTGGCATTGAAGGAACTAGAGGAAGCCGAACGAAGCCTGTTAGAAGCCCAGACAAGCCAAGAATACGCCAAACGTATGGCTGAGTACCACAATGACCGCATCAAGCGCCTCACAGCTTATCTGCATATCGGGGGATCAAAATGACCAAGCCTATCGACAAGACTGCCCGCACTGTTGCTGAACGCACCCGTACCGTACTGCGTGAGAATCGCCAGAGCCTGAGCCATGTGTTGCCGCCACTGAGCGACAAGAACCCCAAGCGATATGTAAGCGGTGGCGCTGTACTGATGCCTAAGTTGCCCGGTCAAGCGTTGCCTAACAAATCCAATATTTGGGATCGTTCAACTTATCGTACTGGTGACGGTGAGGTATCCCAGCAAGTACGTCCGGGTGCTGATGACCACTTGCAAATGAAGTCACGGGGATTCTCGGTATGAGCACAAAACGAATAACAGTAAGCGTGAACCAAGATGTTGACTTGATACGCGAAACCTTAGCCAAGCACACTGGCATCAGGATGAGCTACATCCAAATCTTTAACTACTTGATTCACTTCTACATCAAGCACTCGAATGAGCCGCGTACTGCGTGGACGGGAATAAAGAAATGAACAACTGGCCCTTCCCCTTAACGCTGCCAGTACGACAGCCAAATGCACCGCTGCCTAAGTTCAACCCTAATAATTACGAAGAGGCTCCGCTATGAATAAAACAGAAACACTGAAGCTGGCGCTTGAGGCGCTGGAATATCAGCTTATGCAAGCAGGGGGAGAAACTGGATGCGATCACGAAATTGGGATTTGCTTCTGCCTTGAAACAAAAGCCATAACCGCCATCAAAGAAGCATTGGCACAGCCAGAGCAGGAGCCTGAGTGTGTGGCCGTGATTAATGTGCTTGGGAATGACTGGAGAATTGAACATCTATCGCTGCCAGTTGGTAAGCACAGACTTTACGCACAGCAATACACCTACACCGCCCCACCAAAGTTAGAGCAGGAGCCTGTGGGTCATATTTACACAATTGCAGGCGTACAGCACTGCACAATTGAGCAAGTGCTTTCCGATGGGCCTCTCTACACCACCCCACCAAAGCGCGAGTGGGTTGGGCTGACAGAGAAAGCCTCTGAACTTGTTTACGAAGATGTATCTGGACAGTCATTGCGCCCACAAGATTACAGGCTTGTTTTGCAATTTGCTGTAGCCGTCGAAGCCAAACTAAAGGAACTCAATCATGACTAAAGAACGCGAAGCATTCAAACTCGGCTATGACGCTGGAGTTCTTGAAACACAACTAGACCAAGCCCTAGAGCGAAACTTCTGCCAACGCTGCGGTAAGCGGCTTATGAGTGCGCTTGGCCCGGTAAGTATCCACACTTGCTGCCCACCGAACGGACGAACTTTTGACGACTACGGAAACAAAATAATATGAAATTTGAAATGAAACTGGAAGTTGTGAGACGCAAAGGGTCTTATGGCAAGAAACTAATAGCCCCCTACATCAACGGCTGGAATGTCTGGGACATAGCAGAGAAGCATTGGACTGAGGACGTTCAGAAAGCAATTGAAAATGCGTATCGACTGGGACGGAACCAAACCATAAACCAAATCAAAAGAGAGATGGATGTGTCCTATATGGGACTTATAGGTGACTGGGGTGACGTGAAGGACGAGCGATGACCAAAGAACAAATACTAGAAGTGATTAAGCTGCTGTCGGCTCTTGAGTCGTGGAGCTTTGCAAATAAAAACAAACTGACAGATGACCTATCTGAACGTATATTGGTGTCAATGGATGTAATGACAATGGAGTTGCTAAAGTGACCACTGAGTACAAGCTAACAGCCTACGGCGCTGCGGTAGTGGCCCCAAGCTGTCACTGGATAAAGATTGACGAGTACACACCACGAGGTGCAAGTATGTGGTTGATTAACCAGCGTGCCGGGGTCGCTCAAAAGGGGCACTACGACCCGGCTGATAAGTTCTTCACGCACTGGTTTCCCTTACCTACGTTTAAAAAATGAGATTAAAAACCTACTCGATGCTGGACACCATGTTAGCCAGCCCCACAGAACCCATGAGCGAGAAGCAACGCCGCCACCAGTTGACGCGAATGTGGGAAGGCTTGATTGCTATGGAAACGTCAGCAGAACCCACTCGTGATGACTGGGCGGTGTGCTCGGATGCGGTGAACCTGATGGAGACCCTGATCGAAGGTGGACGGGTGGAGGACACCAATAACTTGCTGTTTGATGCCATGAGCGCCCTTGCACAAGCGGGTAAGCGTAGCTTTGAAGGCAAACCCATTCGACTGGATGGTGTGGGTATGCAAGCTGTCAGGGGTTTGCTGGAAGACTATGCGATGGTGCTGGAGTCGCTGCCTGCCAGAACCATGATCCACTGCCACCGTTTGACTGAGAAACGGCTACATAAGATACTGGATGGGAAACCCCGTTCACACGATATTCAATTAACCAAGGAGATGAAATGAGTGCAAATGAGTTACAAGTCGGTGGGGATCACTACAAAAGCAAAAAGGTGCAGCCTTGGGATGCAATGGAGTCATGGATGAGTCCAGAACAATTTGAAGGCTTCCTGCGGGGCAACGTCATCAAGTACATTGCCCGGTACAAGGACAAGGATGGACTCAGGGATGTGCAGAAAGCACGCCATTACCTCGACAAGCTGCTGGAGTGTTTGGAAGCCCGGTCAGGTCTTCGCAACGAGTAGTTCGTTCTTGATAGCCGATCCGTTTGTCGTGCCGTACCAGTAACTGAGTACAAGCATGGCAACGGCATCCATCAATCCCAGTACACGACCCACCACCAATGGGTCAGTACCCTCGGGATAACCCTTAAACAGCACCATACACTCCGTGCCAAGGGTAATAGATAGCAGCAGCAGGCTCAACCAGAACAAGGGCTTCTGAGTACCGCCTGACACGTTGGCTGTGCGTGCTGAGTCACGATCCTTGAAGCTGAGTTCAGCGTACTTGAACCCACGTTCCTTCTCGTTGTTCTGGTACTCCAGTTCGAGTTCTCTCAGCTTACCAATCTGATCAGGTGTCATCTGTCCAGATAAGATAATATCGCTTATCTTATCTTTTGTGGCATCGGACACGCCCAACAATTCCCCAACGGATGCCACGGCGACTGCACCGAGAGGCCCGAACATGGCTGAAGCAACTGTTGGGGCAACTGACTTGAGAGTAGCCAGCCAATCCATTATTGCCAGACCCCTGTTCGCATCTGCTTGGCTAGGCGTTCACATCGTGCGGGTGTCTGACTGTGCCATTTGCTGAGAATCATGTTCTCTGCGGCCTTATCGTAGTTGCCACCTTGGATCAGAGCGAGTGTGTTCTTGAAGGCCAGTAGACCCTCTGTGCCCATTTGAAACGCCATGTTGATAAGGACGTTGAGCCTGATCTGATCTAAGTCCTTGACCCACGGTAGGGCTGCAAAGACTTCAGCAGTCTTACGCTTGATGTCGTTGTTCAGCAAGTAAGCCGATTCATCTGGTGTGATGCCACCGTTACGGCGCTTGTCTATGAGCCTGCCTACACCGATGGTGAGGTATCCAAGGCTGTCAGGGTAAGCCGATAAGACTTCACCCTCATCCCTGCGAAGTTGCTCGTTAAGGCTTGTAACCATGACTCGTAGCCCATCCGAGAATGATGTAACCAAGACCGACAACACCAGCCCAAATAAGACTGAGTAGGGTTTTCTCGATTACGGTTTTTCTAAACTCAATTCGTTGAACTTCTGCCTGAATTGCCAGACGAACCCACCGTTGTTCTTCCTCTGATAGCCCGGTGTCGGTACTTCGGATTCTGATCGCTGCTGCTATTTCTGCGGCAAATTCGGCACGTTCATCTGGTGTCATGATGTGGGTCAATTAGTGATTTTTGACATTTTAGACTATTACGGGGCCAGTGCGTTGGTGGATGGCAGCAGTGTCGTAGGGTTTAACTGATTTGCAATACTGCGTGATAGAAATGTAGGCACGTTTGCAGTAGCACCTTCAATTATTTTTGGGGTTTCACCAAGGCGCATACGATTGGCAAGAGCGTTGGCTTGCTGAATACGCCGTTGATCGGCTAGTGATCTAGCAGCCATACCAGCACCAGCGGTGTATGCACCAAGGGGATTAACGGCTGTGAAAATTGCAGCCGCTGGAGTTACGGGTGAAAACTTAGCCATTACGTTTAACATTGACTGCAATTTACCACCCTTGGCAGCTTCACGAATTGCAGCTTGTTCATCAGGTGTGAAAAAACGCATTTTTTTATCATTTTTAGCCAACGATGATAGTTGTGATGCAATACTACTTTCCTGTGTCCCTTTAGCCAATTCAGCATCACTGATGATGTCTGTAATAAGCTCACTTTTTTTCATTTTTGAGTAATCAGCACGAGCCTCTTTCCACGCATCCATTGCTGTTTTATTGCCTGAAACAATTGCACTTGGGGGTGCTGTTGTTACATAAGTATCAAATTCGTCAAGCAACTGTTTGGCAGCTTTGCGTTCAGAAGCATCTGCACTTTTAGCAGCCGTTCCAATAATCGTGCGTAATGTGTCTAACTCTTGAACCGTTTTCGGCGCTGTCGTTGTTAGATTACTTAACGCAACGTCAACTTTGGGCATTATTCGTGGGTCATATCCAGCAGACGAACGGAGCTTTGGAGCCATCCCTTGCATATGTGATGCAAATTGTTGACCATCTAACTCAAAGCCTGATTTGTCCAAAATGTCGTAATTGGCTTGAGATCGCGCCGCTAGTTCCTCAGTGGAGGGTACTGCACCACGCTTAACTGGTCGCGCACCCGATGCAGCGCCAGTAGCCAATCCAGTAGCCAATCCAGCCAATGGACTTCCCGTTACTTCTGATACGGTTTGGCCCACACCTGTCGCAAGAGGTGCTGTAACCAATTGTCCAATAGGTAGCCGTGATGCCTCTTGACCTATTGCAGCAATGCCCGGTGCAACGGTAGGCGCTGTTCCAGCGGGGGTGGGGATTTTTGCTAGTTGAGCAAGACCCTGACCTGCCTTAACAGCACCACCAGTGCTACCCAAAGCACCAGCACTGGTTTGAACTACTCGCTCGACTGGTGTTTCGGCTCGTGGGCCGGGTAACATTGCCGAGATGGTGCTTGATGGGGTACGGGCTGTACCACCAAACAATTTATTGTAGGCCATCGTTGCAGCGTCTGCTAAAGGCACTGCCAAACCACCAGCCAATGCACCCACACCAGCACCGACAGGCCCACCCATTAACATACCAGCACCAGCACCAGCGGCGACTGGTGCTAAAGCCTCAGTCGCCCCTCGAACAGCAACCCCTGCCTTACGCATAAGTTCCTCACCTGTCGATAGATTAGGTGCAAGATGCTGCAAAATTTCAGCAGGTTTATATCCCGCATCTAATGCTTGCGTAACGCGAGGGTCTTTTTCTCTCAGATACCCTACAAGTTCCTCGTCTGAGTAACCTGCACGGCGTGCGGTATTAATTTGGTCGCGGAATTGATCTGCCATATCTACCTTCTTGGCACAGTAAAGATTGAACTGAGGCTTGGTCTACCTGCGGCTGTTGCGGCGGTTGCAGCAGTTGGCTCCTTGTATGCTTTAAGCTCTGGACGATCGAACAAAGATTTTCCACCTTCACCCGTGTACCATGCTGATTCAGCACCGTCATATGTCTTATTCTGTTTCCACCAACTGTCGTAAAACCCACGCTGATCCATATCACGTTTAAGTTGTGCCTTAGCTGCCGATAACATGAACTGATTTGCCTGAACAGTATTGCCAAGTTGAGCACCTGTTTGCTGAATACGTTGTGCGTCAGATTCAGTTTGTGGGCCTTTTTGCTCAAGCTGCTTTTGTAAAACGGCTTGTGTTGCACTTCCAAGAAACTTTTGAGAATTGGTTGCGAATTTTTCCGCGTTAGGTACACCCAATGCAGATAATACATTAGCACCTGCTGCTATGGTCTCAGTACCGAAACCTGTCTTAAATCCATTATTGAGAATATTTAAGTTGGTGTCAATCGATGGTAAGGTTTTAGCTGCAAGTTTGGCTGCGTTTGAAATATCACCGTATTCCTTAACCAGTAAAGTTCCACGAGCGCCTTGCTCGGCTTTTTCCTGTGGTGGCAAGTAAATGTTTGCACCGGGAGCGCGATTAGCTCTTGCCAGTTCAAGTGCCTGTGTCATTTCAGCAGGAGTCTTCAATCGATCTTGTCGTTGTGCGTCACGAAATGATTGATACCCTGCTTGAGTAAGTGGGTAGCCCAATTGCTGCATTAATGCCGCATCGGGTGCTTGAGATGTCAGCATTTTCAGTTGCTGTTCACCCGCAGTGCGAATACCCGGATTAGCAGACAGCAGCATCGCCTTGGCTTGGTTAATCTTTGCGGTGTTGTCAGCCCCAGCAGGAGCAAGAGCATTGACTGGAGCAACAGGAGCAGCAGCAGCAGGGGCAAGAGCATTAACTGGTGCTGGCTCAGGGGTCATACCGAATGTACCACTACCCAACGCACCATTACGCATCGGTGCAGCGGTAGGAGCCATTGGTGCAGCAGTAGGAGCAGTTGGTGCAGCACCCTGTGGTGGCAATCCCATCAGTTCTCTATCTTGGGATTGAGCTTGCAACTTTTGGAGAAGTTCAATACCCATCTTTTGATGAGTTGGGCTAGACGATTGAATAAAGGCTTGAGCAAGTTTGGACAAGTCAGGAGAACCGCCTTTAGCAACCATTTCTTGTTGCAGTTTAGCCATTTCCATACGGTCATTCTTCATCTCGTCAAGTTGCATTTGAGCAGCTTGACCTTGACGTTGAGACGCTTGAATCTGTGACACTTGTGCCATTTGATTCAAAGGGTTTGGCATATCCATGCCCTTGTAACCCAGTGAGATTGAGGGATCAATTGGCATAATTAACCTTGGTTGTAAGCTGACTGAGATTGACGCAACGCATTAGCCAAATCTTGGTTGGATGAGTAGTTCATGTAATTACTCAAACCACTTGAAAGAGCATTCGCTGTACCCATTTGGCCTGCCGCCTGCGCTGCACCGATATTGGTTAGTCCAGCAGCACCAGCAGTACCATAAGCACCAGCGGCAGCGCCTTGGTTACTGGCAGCAGATTGACCCGATGCCATCAAGTTACCGAGGGGTTGCAGTTGGTTTGTACGGTTCTGCTGATAACGGTTAAACGCATTTTGGTATTCCTGTGAACCCATTTCCTGACCATATTGGGTAGCCGCTTTAAGAGCACCACCAGAGATCAAACCACCACGAGCAGCAGCTTGACGATCCAACCCTTTTAACCCTTCGGACAGACGGAACGCATAACCGGGGTCAGCTTGATAATCTGCCATACCGAAGTCTTTGGCGTACTTACCGTATCCTTCAGCTTGAGCATTACCACCAAGTCCCATCAGTTCCATCAATCTATTCTGACTTGTCAGACCAGCTTGACGATAGGGTTCTTGTAGAGCCTTTTGCTCTTGGAACATTCCATATTGCAGTTTATTGGCTTGGGATTGTGCTTCGGCTTGAGTTGATGCTGATTGTTGTGCAGCGTTAGCACCAAGCAACGAACTGGCAACAGATGCAGCAGGCATGAGATATTTACTCAAGCCCACACCAGACAATAATGCTTGGGACGTTGTTCCCGATCCAGCAGCCAAGGTTGCAAATTCGTCAGCACTGAGTGCCCCAGCATTAAACGCATCCACCGCCGCCTGACCCGTAAGTTGGCCTCCACCGCCCAATGCGGCACTGGCTGAGTCAAACGCACCTCCAGCCACTGATGCAACTTTGTCAAAAGCTGTGGCGTAATTTGACAGATTACCAGCGTTAATGCCAAAACCAGCAGAACCTAACTGAGCAAGTTGCCCCACTGTGGAACCCAGTTGTTCTTTAGACCCATCACTTACCAATTGAGAGGTGACGAGGGAGGAACCCGGCAGGAAGTAATTACCAGCAACCACTGCCACTGATTCCACCGCATCGCGTAACTTTGTCCACAAACTCATGGTGTTCTCCTAATTGAGGGCATTATATTCGGTTGCATTAGCTGACCTCACGCCCACTGGCACGAATGTTAATCGAGGTGGCTGTACCAGCAATCGTGCTGATAAACCCACTCGCCATAAGCACCTGACCCACCAGTTCAGGGAACGTGTAGACCTCTGCTGGCTGGAGTGTCTTGGTCTTGGTAATCAAGTTCTGGTTGCCAGCAGTGTCGGCAGCAGTCACCAAGTTCACCGAGATCGTAGCAGCACTGGCGCTGTAGTTTGTCGCCGTGAACTTGTCAATGATGGTAGTGACGCCCGTAGCTGTGTACTGAGTGACTTGGGTTGCCTCTGCAATCTTTGCAGGGATAAGAACGCGAACGGTAACGGTCATGGGTTACTCCAAAAGAAGAATGTTGTTGGGGGCTTGCTGCATGATGACCCAGTTAGTGCCGTCAGATACCATTGTCGCCCAATTGCCGATCACTGGCAACAGAATAGCGGTTCCAGCAGTGGCACTGTCGATGGGGGCAATGTTGCTGGAGGCTGAGTTAACTGACTGAGTTTGCAGATTTTTGACTGTGATGTATCGACCGGGCCAAGCCGATGCTGCTGGAAACGTCAACGTCAGGGCAGAGCCTGACTTGTTGTTGATAATCCAAGTATCGGTGTTGGTGATCGTGTAATCAGCAGTCTTGGTCAGCACCGTGGACAAAGGCACATAGTCTGTATTGGCTACAGCCGCCGATATGGTGACACCATTGCTTTTTAAAATGCCCACCACACTGGTCAACGAGTCGGTGGCTGACCCGGGTGGTGGTGTAAGTTCCAGTGCTTGAAGCTGTTTCCAGACTTCAGCCAGTTCAGATTGAACCTCACTCACATTTGTACTAGATGCCAGTGCTTCCAACTGCTTTTGTATCTCAGCAATCTGAGACTCTTGGGCAGACCCAGCGGCATAGGCGGCAAAGCCAGATGGTGTCGGGTCAAGTTTTCCAGTATCAATCTCCTGAGTCACAGGGCCAAGCTGCAAGTCTTCCAGCGAAGTGGGGTTAGACCCCGATCCAGTCAAGACAAACAGGTTTAACAGGAACCGATACCACTCACGCGAAATAGTACCCGTGCGCTCATCAATGAGAGCAACACGAGGTGCTGGAATGCTGGTGATATTGAGTGTGGTTGCCATTATGCTTTGGTCGGACTCACGATAAGATTCGCACCCATGAGGGCAATCTTGACAGGATCAGTACCTGACACCTCGTACACCCGGTCACGCAGTTTCATGGTCATACCAAGCCTGCGCCACAGTGTACGAAAGCCATACTGACCAATCTTACCCATTGGCTTCCAGTGCTCATTAGACCAAGTGTGACCACCATCGTCTGACCAGCGAAGCATCACCTCGGGGTCAGAACCCTGACCCAGATTCAGACCGACACCAGCTTCAGCATCAAGTTGCAGACTGTGCTGGGCAGTACGGTTCAGGTTGTTCTGACCCGGTGGCAGCGCACGCCATGACCGCAACCACTTCTGCGATTGACCGTTATCGGCGTACACATCCAAGTCATACGAGTAGATGTTGCCATTGGCAAAGTCACCAACAATGGTCGTGTAGCCAAAGTTGCACTGGCAGTTGGAACGGTGGCGAGTGAACGCACCATTCTCAAACCCAGCACGCTCGTGCCAAACTTGAGTGGACACATCGTAAACCCATGTGGCATTGGCACTAGGGAAAATCAGCACATAGAAGGCGTGACCCTCTTGCTGATAGGTGTACCCAATGGCATCCGAGATGTCGGTGTACTGCTGGATCGCGTACTCGATGGCATGGGTAGAAACCCTAACACCTGTGTATCCGTTGTTCTTGTACACGATGCCGTAACCACGAGGGTCGGCACCTACCCAGAACAGGGCATTGTCGAGTTTGGCTACCGAGTATGGGGCAGCACAACCAATCTCGTTGTAGGCTCCCTGAATGCGTGCAAAGGGGAAACTAGCCAGTCCAGCGTCATACCAGACCTCAATGGTGTCTGTACCGAACACCCACAGTTCCCGATGGTCAACTGCTACAGCGACAACACCATCAGGTGAACCCTCTGCACTGGCAAAGTCCAATGGGTCAACAGACAAGCCATCTAACAAGCTCGTGACCCATAGACGCTGACTGTTTGGCTCATTGAATGTGAAGTAGCCATCAAGGTACTGGACAGTCACAGCACCCGGAAAGTCAGGGTCAGTGATCTGTGCGAATACGTTGGTGACTTCGTTGTAAATGTAGCTGGGGCCGTTGCAGGCGAAGAACAACTGAGTGCCATTGTCTGCAATCGACACGGGGCCAGTACCCGACACATTGCCAATCTTGACAGGTGTACCCGTCAAGCTGGTGAGTTTGTACACCTCAGTACCCGACACCACATAGAAGTCGTTGCCGTTGGTCTGGTGTGACCACAGAGCACGGATGGGGCCAACACCTACCGATTGCAGAAACTTGAGGCCGGGTGCTCTGTTGAGAAACCCAGCCTCTTTCCCACCTTCGGGGATGGCTTCAGGGAACAAG